CCAGTTCACGCAGTATTTGACCTCGGTTGGGCTGACGCTACTGCTATTTGGTTTGTGCAGTTTATTGGCATGGAAACTCGCCTCATTAGGTATTACGAAAACACGCAAGAAACGATAGCGCATTACCTGGCTAAAATGCAGTCCTATGGATATGTATATGACACCCTTTGGCTACCTCATGACGCAGGATCAAAGACTTTGGGATCTAACGGCAAAAGCATTGAGGACATCGTTAGAGCTACAGGGTATAACACTAGAGTTATTGAGCGAACACCCATTGTTGATTCCATTAATGCTGCCCGAATGATGTTTAATAAGTGCTGGTTTGATAAAACCAACACACATGAGGGATTGCAATGCCTACGCCATTACCGCTATGACGTAGATCCTGATACTAAGCAATTTAGCCAAAAACCCTTGCATGACAATTACAGCCACGGGGCAGATGCTTTCCGCTACATTGGTTTGATGGTCAACGAGCCTAGAAAAGCACCTAAACAAAAGGCTACTTATAACTTACCTTCCTCTTGGATGGGTTAAAATGTGTAGTAAAAATGAGACACTTGTCTTAAAATCGGGCAATAATTAAGGAATATCTATGGCATACGATAGCGTTGCAGACTCCCAATCAGATGGCAGAATCCAAGAAGCTAAGGATTTTTTAAGACTTTGTAATGATTCGGATAGCAACAATCGTGCCGAAGCCCTTGATGACGTGAGATTTGCAGCAGGCGATCAATGGCCTGTAGATGTGCAAAACAGCCGTATTTTAGAAGCTCGCCCTTGCCTTACCATTAATAAGATTGATGCCTATGTGCGTCAAATCTGTAACCAACAAAGACAGCAACGCCCACGCATCAAAGTGCATGGCATGAACAATGAGTCAGACGAGAAGGTTGCCGAGATTCTGACTGGTATATGCCGTCATATTGAAAACCAATCCGATGCCGATGCAGCTTACGACCATGCTTTTGAGTATTGCGTGAAAATGGGTTGGGGCTATTGGCGTGTTACTACTGATTATGTAAGAGAGGACAGCTTTGACCAAGAAATCTACATTAGACCAGTTGAGAACCCTTTTACTGTCTATTTTGATCCTAATAGCGTGTTGCCAGATGGCTCTGATGCTGAGCGAGTTCTTATCACAACAGTTATCTCTAAAGACGTGTTCAAAACCATGTACCCAGATGCAGAAGTGGATCAGGGTTTCTCATCAAGAGGAACAGGCGATACAGAGAGCGAATGGGTTACGAAAGAAGATATACGTGTAGCTGAGTATTTCTACACAGAGCGCACGAAAGATATGCTTTTAGAGCTATCTGATGGCACTACTGGCTACTCTACAGAGATCCCAAGCAAGGAAGTTCTTGCCCAGGCGGGTATTACTGTTATTGCCAAGCGTGATGTATGGCGTAAAAAGATCAAATATTGCAAGCTAACGGCTATGCAGATCCTTGAAGAAGGTGAATGGGCGGGTAAATATATCCCAATCGTGCCTGTATTTGGTCAAGAAGTACGAGTTGACGATAAGCATAAAAAATTTGGTTTGGTACGCATGGCAAAAGATCCACAGCGTATGTATAACTACTGGTCAACTGCTTTGACTGAAACTGTAGCACTTGCTCCTAAAGCAAAATGGCTATTGGCAGAGGGTCAAGATGAAGGTCATGAGAACGAATGGGCAATGGCTAATATTAAAGCTATGCCTGTATTACGTTATAAGCAGACCGATATTGAGGGCAGACCAGCTCCACAGCCTACAAGACTGCAACCAGAGCCACCTCCTGCGGGCGTGATGTCTGCATTGCAGAGCATGAATCAAGATTTACAAGCAGTAGTGGGTATTTTTGATCCAAGCCAGCTTCCACAAGGCTTACAGTCAGGCAAATCTATTAATGGTCAGCAGATGCAAGCTGATATGACTAACTTCCATTATTACGATAATCTGACACGCAGTATCCGTCACACAGGTCGGATCATTCTTGATCTGATTCCTAAGATTTATGACAGAGAACGAGTCATGCGGATCATTGGCGATGATGGCAAGCCTGAGATTGTGACCTTAAATCAGCCTGGCTCTGATGAGAATGGCGTAGCTAAAGTCCTAAATGACGTTACTGTAGGCGAATATGACGTAGTAATGGATACAGGCCCTGGCTACAACTCCAAGCGTCAAGAAGCCGTAGATGCAATGACCAGCTTATTCGCTGCCGACCCTGCCCTAGTGCAGATTGCAGGCGATTTATATGTCCGTAATATGGATTTCCCTGGCTCAGACGTTATTGCTGATCGATTGGCTGTAAACAACCCTCTCGCCCAAATTGATGAGAAGTCAGAAGTGCCTCCACAGGCTCAGATGATGATTGCACAGGGCAAAAAGACGATTGAACAGCTACAACAGCAAATTCAGATGATGCAGATGGATAGTAAATATCGTGCAAGCGTTCAAGAGCAAGTCCAACAGGCTGAAACAGAGCGTGAGAAGATGCGCTTGCAAGTACGCAGAGAAGATACCCAGTTGCGTACCGATACGACAGCGCATGACACAGTTATTAAAACGCAGACTCAGATTGAAATTGAGCAACTTAAAGCTCAGTTGGCTTTGGTTTTGGCGCACATCAATAAAACTACTGGTAAAGAAGCACAAGCTGAAGCAGTTGAAAGGGCTATTTAATGGCAACAGAAATTGTCACTTCTGAAAATTTAAATCAATTTATCAACAATAAATTAAACAAGGAATCCCCTTTTGATTTTGCAAAATATTCTCAATATACAGGTGACAATAAAGATTTAAAAGTAGATTACAAACCATTAAATTTTGATGCTTTGATGAACGCTAAAGCCTTTAGGGTAACACATCAAGGCATGGATAATGGAAAATATAATCCAGACCCAAAGGCAGGATTCTCATTGGTTTCTGCTTACAATGATGCAGTAGGAAACAATACCACTCAATGGAAAAACAACCCTAATGCTTATCCAATAGTTAAAAATATGTTTGAAAATGCACCCGAAAACATTGGCGCACATAAATATATGCAAATTGTAGAATCCGCAAAAGATTTAGGGATTCCAGAAGATCAAATATTTTTAAATACAAAATAATGTTGTAAAAGCGCAACACTTATGATATAAAAGCAGTTGTAATGCCTACCGATGGGTTCATCGGGTTAATTCTTGGAGTTATCCATGTCAGAAGCAGAAGTAGTAAGAACCGCAGATAGTGTATTAACAAGTGAAAATTCAGCAGATTTTTATGCTAATAAACTTGGTTTAGCTAGTGAAGAAGCCCCTGTTGTGGCTGAAACAGTCGAGGAAACTCCTGAATCAGAGCCAGTAGTTGAGGCGCAAGCTGAGAGTGAACCAGAAGCAGAGAATGAAGCGGAAGCAACAGACAAGCCTAAACAAAATCCCAAACTTGAAAAGCGTTTTTCAGAGCTTACAAAACGTGCTAAACAAGCTGAAGCCGAAAAGCAAGCCTTAGAAGCCCGCCTACAAGAACTTGAGAGCAAAGTAGCACCAGCACCCCAACAGATTGAACAGGACATTTTGGGCGAGAAACCCCAAGCAAGTCAGTTCCAAGATGCTTTTGAATATGCAGAAGCATTAGCTGAATGGAGTGCGGAAAAAGCATTAGTAGAACGTGATAAGCAAGAACAGCAACGCAAGGTCGAAATTGAACGCCAAGAAGTTATTAAATCTTGGACTAGTAAATTAGAAAAAGCCAAAGCTGAAATGCCTGATTTTGATGAAATGGTGGCATCTAGCCAAGTCCAAGTACGAGATGAAGTACGGGATGCGATCTTAGAGTCCGATGTAGGCCCTCAAATCCTATATCAATTAGCATCAGATGATGACCTTGCCCAACGCATTTCTACTATGCCAGTTAACAAAGCACTTAAGGAATTAGGGAAATTGGAAGTTCAGTTTGAGCGTAAAGAAGCTCCTGCTGAAGTCAAAAGCGAACCTGTTGCTCGTACTAAAGCACCAGCACCCATTAAGCCTCTAACCGCAGGCAAAGGTACAGGAGATGTTCTCATCGATGGAGATGGAGCATTTCATGGTACTTACGCCCAATGGAAAGCAGCACGACAGGCTAAACGGATACGCTGATACCCAATTTAATTAATAAAGGAAATAATCATGGCAAATAATTTGCTAACTATTTCTAAGATCACTAACGAAGCGTTAATGGTCTTGGAGAACGAATTAACATTTACCTCTGAAGTAGATCGTAACTACGATGACCAGTTCGCTGTAGTCGGTGGCAAGATCGGTAACACAGTAAACGTTCGTAAACCAGGCCGTTTCATTGGTACAACTGGCCCAGCTTTGAACGTTGAAGATTTCAACGAAACTTCAGTTCCTGTAACCCTCTCTACTCAGTTCCACGTTGATACTCAATTTACCACGCAAGATTTGGCATTGAGCCTCGATATGTTTTCTGATCGTGTATTGAAGCCTGCTGTAGCTGCTATCGCTAACAAGATTGATCGTGATGGTACTTTGCAAGCTGCAAACAACACCGCTAACATCGTTGGCGTTGCTGGTACACCTCCAACTGGTTTGATTACTTACCTGACCGCTGCTGCTTACCTTGATTCTGAAGGCGCACCCCGTGATGGCCGTCGTTCATGCGTAGTTGAGCCATTTACTTCTGCTACTATCGTTGACAGCTTGAAAGGCCTCTTTGTGCCACAAGAAGCTATTGGCGAACAGTATCGCAAAGGTTTGATGGGTCGTGACTCTGCTGGTATGAATTGGAAGATGGATCAAAACATTGTTTCCCATACTTTCGGTAGCTTCTCAGGTTCTGCAACTGTTAACACCACAACCGCAACTGGTTTCTTGACATCTGGCTGGGCTTCTTCAAGCACAATCACTTTGACTCTGACCAATGGCGTTAGCTTAAATCAAGGCGATACATTCACCATCGCTGGCGTTTATGCAGTTAACCCACAGAATCGTCAGGCTTATGGTTCAAACAAACTGCGTAACTTTGTTGTTAATACTGCTGTTAGCGGTTCAGGTGGTACTATTTCTGTAAACGTAAGCCCAGCTATCATTACTGCTGGTCAGTTCCAGAACGTATCTATTCCTTCAACCAGCTCTACTGCTGCTGTTAGCTTCTTTAACCAGTCTGGTACTGTTTCCCCACAAAACATCATCATGCACCGCAATGCGTTTACTCTCGCAGTAGCCGACCTTGAGTTGCCAGAGGGTGTTCACTTTGCAGGTCGTGCAAGCGACAAGGAAATCGGTCTGTCAATGCGTGTAGTTCGTCAATACACCATTAACAACGACTCTATTCCTACTCGTTTGGATGTTCTGTATGGTTGGGCTAACCTCTATCCTGAACTCGCTTGCCGTGTTGCAGCTTAATTTAACGGATAACGAAAGGAAACTATATGTCTAATCCAGGACCAGCAGTAACTAACTCGATTCATCCACAGAATCTAGGTACAAACCAAGCTCTGCGCCTTTTGGCAGTAAGCAAAGGTGTAAGCCTAGCATCTGATACGGATACCGCAGTTAACATTATTAACACTTCTAGCTATGTTCCAGCAACTGTTTTGATTGCTAACGCAAACAATTCAGGTTCTGCAATCTCTAGCCCAGCAAGCGTTTATTTTGGTATCTACAATGCTCCATCACAGGGCAACACAACCGCTGCAATTCTCACAACCGCTACTTTGCCTGCTAGTTTTACCAGCACAACGTATGTTGATGTAGTTGCTGCAAGTTACCCTGCTTTGGCGCAAACAGCACAAACTTTGTAT